CTCCAGTCCCTATAGGGTGCTGGATCACTTGTTGATAGCAGATCTAGACCATTAGTATGGTCCAGAAATGCTAATTCCTCAATCGATAGATTGAGTATAGTTAATGAGGGTTTAGCGATAGCCTCACCCATCATAATTCCGACCTTGGATAACACGCTAGTGTCGTCCGGGAAAAGAACTAGCCTAGGTCCTATCGTACCTAGTACCAGTTCTACATAAGAGTCACTGAACGATAGTCCAAAGCCTCTTATAAACCCTTGGAGCATCGCTTTCGTAATGCTCCATTGTTGAGCGTTGGTAGCATCCTTTAGGTCACTACTCAACACTGCATGTCCTGGCGGCAGCGATAGCTGCTTCTTTAGACACATACCCTTCACGGCTTCCCAGGTTTGATCCTGTCGGTGAAAACTGGAGAAGACGGAGGGGTGATACATCATTGCGTCAATCAATAGATGAGACAATGGTGACTGTAACACATTAAGCCAATAGTCCGAAAGTGTTACATGACGGGCTTTGTTTCCCATTTCTGGGACAACTTCAGCTCGTAATACTGGTATGGGCACTAGCTGTCGCCATGCCACATACAGTATCTGAATTCCGGTGACTTCATCAAGCCCTCGGAATTTTCCCGGTTGGTCCTTTACTAAGTACCATTCGGTAAGAAATTCCTGTTCCGGTGGGATTGGAATTTCTCTGAACAAGGTTTTCCAGAGTGGTATACCACTCCAGTGCCTTGCTATCCCAAAAGGAGTATCCTCCTCAAAGGATTCAGTTGACACATCGAGAAGAATACTTCTCATTGCTTCAACTACTGCGGCAGCCTGTCCCCCATCGGAGATAGGATGGCCGAACTCCCCAGAACCTGTCACAGATATGTGCGAGGCTCCGGGGTTAACGCTGGGTCGGATTGATCGACAGATCCCTCCGATTCGGCGTGCAGCCAACGAAAGCTGGAATACCAGTTTTTCGTCGGGCTGAAAGTCAGAGGTAAGAACAGATTTGAACTTATCTCTGGCTATTATCTCCGTAGGCAGTCCCATATATGGCATCTGCCTGGAAGATACAAGATGTGAGACATGTTGCAATAGCAGCATGTCCTTATCTCCACAATATACTCTATTAATATAGGGTATCTTGTCTAACCTTCTAAAAATATTGTTTTTAGAAGGTTTCTGAACCTCCCCTATCGTGGTGGTTTCAGCAAGTGTATGGAA